TCTGGTATGATGGATGCAAAGAGAAAAAGAATTGTATCTTACTTACAAAAAGCTTTAAAGCCAGTAAACCAATTAAGAATGATGGAAGATTCTCTTGTAATCTACAGGATTTCAAGAGCTCCAGAAAGAAGAATATTCTATATTGATGTAGGTAACCTTCCTAAAGGAAAGGCAGAAGACTACTTACGTGGTATTATGAATCAGTATAGAAACAAACTTGTATACGATGCTAAAACAGGAGATATACGAGATGATAAGAAGCATATGTCAATGCTCGAAGATTTCTTCCTACCGCGTAGAGAAGGTGGTAGAGGTACAGAAATATCGACGTTACCGGGAGGAGAAAACCTCGGACAAATCGATGACATCATCTACTTCCAAAAGAAATTATATAGAAGTTTGAATGTACCTATTAATAGGTTAGAACAAGAAGCTCAGTTTAGTTTAGGTAGAACAACTGAGATTACAAGAGATGAAGTTAAGTTTAAGAAGTTTATTGATAGATTGAGAAAGAGATTCTCTGATTTATTCTATCAGTTACTTAAAACTCAACTTTTGCTCAAAGGTATTATAACAAAAGAAGATTGGAACGAATGGAAAGAAACCATTACCTTCGACTACATTGAGGATAACTATTTCTCAGAACTGAAACAATCAGAAATGATTAGAGAAAGATTCGAAATGATGAGTACAGTCCAAGATTACATAGGTAAATATGTATCTCATGAATGGGCTATTAAGAATATCTTAAGATTTAACGATGATGAAATCAAAGATATGGCCGCTCAAATCGAACAAGAGAAAAAGAATATGCCAGATGAAGAAGAAGATGATCTTGGGTTCTAAAAAATTATAAATATATACATGCAAACTTTCAAAGGTTATATAAACGAGCAAAAAGAGTTTGAGAATTTAATCTTAGAATTAAATGATCAAGAGTTTGATGCTTTAGTTGAAACATTAGACTATGATGAAGTAGTCTTTTTAGAAGGTATACTTGGAGCAATTGCTAAGGGAATTGCAAAGGGTGCTGGAGCTGTAGCAAAATTTGCTGTTAAAAAAGGTAAAGAAAAATTTACTGATAAAGGCAAAGCTGATGCAGCTGAAAGAAAAGCTAAGAAGTTAGAAACCATAAGAATGGAAAAAGAAAGACTTCAAGCTGCTAAAGATAAGATCTCGCAAGAAAGAGAAAAGATTGCGAAGATGAAAGAAAAAGGCGCTGATGATAGTAAACTATCCAATTTAAGAGATAGAATTAAGAAACAAGCTGATTCTATCAAAGATAAAATGGATAAGCTTAAAGATCAAAGCGCAAAGATAAGACAAGCTGACGCTAAGTGAGGTGAATATGTCAATTGAGAATATGGTAAATAATTTAAAAAATGGCGATAATGTCAAAGCAGGTAAAGACTTTGAAGGCATTATGGCCGATAAGCTGCAAGCAGCGCTTGATGCTAAGAAAGTAGACCTAGCGTCTACTCTAGTACAGCGTAAGCAAGCAGAAAAAGAAGAAGGTTAATATGCAAAGCTTTGCTGAGTTAAGAAAGAAACTAAAGCTCAGATCTGGAGAAAAACAAGTTTCTTCTGTTCAGCATAAGAAGAGCAAAATGAATTTAACTATTGCCAAGAAAGGTAATAAGTTTGCTTTATACGTAGATGATGAACTTGCTGTAGATAACATCAAGAATGAAAAAGAGGCAAAGAAACAGCAAGATGATATGCTGAAAATGTTAGGTAAATAACTATGAAGCTAATAACAGAATACGTAGATAACGAATTAGAAATAATTGCAGAAGCCAAAAAAGATGGTTCAAAGAACTATTTTATTGAAGGTGTATTCATGCAATCTAATCAGAAGAACAAAAACGGTCGTATATACGAAAAAGCTACTTTAGAAAAAGCAGTTAATAAGTATGTAACCGAACAAGTTAAAACAGGTAGAGCGGTTGGAGAATTAAATCATCCTGAAGGTCCAACAGTTAACCTGGATAAAGTTTCGCACAAAATCAATGAACTGCGTTGGCAGGGATCTGATGTTGTAGGAAAAGCATCAATTCTTAAAACCCCTATGGGTCAAATCGTTGAAGGTTTACTCGAAGGTGGTGTTAAGCTTGGTGTATCAAGTCGTGGTATGGGAAGTCTCGTTCAGAAGAATGGAGCGCAGTATGTGGGAGATGACTTTATGTTGTCAACTATAGATATTGTTCAAGATCCATCCGCACCATCTGCATTTGTAAATGGTGTTATGGAAGGAGTTGAATGGGTATGGGATAACGGCCTCATTCATAGAAGAGACATTGAAACAATTGAGACTGAAATTAGAAGTACTTCGAGTAGAAACCTCCCAGAGGTAGAGATTCGAGCTTTTAAAAATTTCCTCTCTAAATTAAATCTAAAATCGTAGGAGATATGATTATGTCAGAAGACGTTAAAAACCCAGAGTTAGTCGAAGACGTAACTAGTGAGGCAGAGCTTCAGGAAGAGCAAATTGAGGAGCTCGTTGAAGAAGAAATTTTAGACGAGGAATCACAAGAAGAATCTCTTGAAGAAGCTAAAACAGAAGGAAAACACGAAGAAGAGGAAGAGGAAGAAGAAGACGATAAGGAAGAATCTGTAAAAGAGGAAGCTCCTAAAGTTGAAATTCCAAAAACCAAAGCTGGTGTTATCCAAGCCGCAGTAGATATGCTCAAGGCTGCTAGAAAAGAAGACGCGCAGAAAATGTTTGCAAAGTTGGTTAAAATTGACGGCGAAGAAGAATCAATCAAATCAGCAGATGCCGCTATGAAAGGTGGTAAAAAAGCTCAAGATCCTAAAGCGAAAGCTAAGGTCGAGAATGTTGATTTTGATGAGGATTTGGATGCTATTATCAATGAAGAAGCTACACTTTCAGATGGATTCCGTGATAAGGCTGGTGCAATCTTCGAAGCTGTACTTACAAGTAAGTTAAGCCAAGAAATTGAAAGACTCGAGTCTGAATATGCGCAAAACCTCGAAGAGGAAGTAACTGACGTTCAAAACGATCTCGTAGAAAAGGTAAATGGTTACCTTGACTATGTAGTTGAGAATTGGATGAAAGAAAATGAAGTTGCTGTAACTCAAGGTCTTAGGACTGAAATTGCAGAAGACTTTATGACTTCACTTCAATCAGTGTTCAAAGAACATTACATCGAAGTACCAGAAGGTAAAGTTGACTTAGTTGATGAACTCAACGAGCAAGTTAACGAGCTTGAAGATACTTTAAACAAAACCACACAGGACAATATTGACCTACATTCTAAAGTTCAATCTTATGAGAGAAACGAAGTTGTAAGAGATATGTCCGAAGGGCTTGTAGAAACTGACGCTGAGAAGCTTGCTTCTTTGGTTGAAGATATTGAATTCGATAACAAAGAAAACTTTGAAATCAAAGTTAAAACTGTTAAAGAATCATACTTTAAATCAGAAGTAACTGAATCAGTAGACGAAGTTGATTCATTACTTGGATCTGATGCTGCAGACGAAAACGAAAAAGTAGTATCAAGTTCAATGAGTCAATACACTCAAGCTATAACAAAATTTAATAAGTAAACATATAGGGGAAACTAAAAATGTTTAATGCAGACGCAAACTTAATGGAAAAATGGGGCCCAGTTCTCGATCACGAGCAAGCACCAGCTTTCCAAGACAATTACAGAAAAGCTGTAACAGCTAGACTGTTGGAAAACCAAGAAGTTGCGCTTCAAGAAGAAAGAGCTCAGGCTGAAGGTAACTTCATTTCTGAGGCAGCAGCAGCCAATAACATTGGTGCTGGTAATATTGGAAAATTTGATCCAGTATTGATCTCTCTTGTTAGAAGAGCAATGCCTAACCTTATTGCTTATGATATCGCTGGCGTTCAGCCAATGAGCGGACCTACTGGTCTTATCTTTGCAATGAAATCTAAGTACTCCACACAAGGTGGAACTGAAGCATTTATGGCTGAAGCTGATACTGATTTCTCAGGTACAGGTACACATGCTGCAGGACCTACTGGTCTTGAAGGCGAAACAGACGGTTCAGGTAACGATGATATCCTA